CTTTGATATAAATACCGCCTTGAACGATCCTATCCGCCTGCTGCTTCTCTCATTCGTGTCAATTTCTACTTTGGAAATTCTGAAAAAATAATTTCGGTCATCACCCAGAATCAAATCCGTATTCCTTTCAGAAAGCCATCCCTGGATCAGCCTCCACCGTTCCATCCAAGCATCTTCTGGCCCAATATAATTCATCGGAATTTCAATTTCAGATTCTTCATAGGCCTCTTCCTCCAGGTAGAGCATCCCGTCTCTTCCCGCAATCTCAATACTCTCCATCTTCTTTTTCGCCGCTGGAATATCTGGTCTGTCTGATATGCAGACCCCAAACTCAGAGGCCCGCCGTCCGCCATAACAGATATCATACATTGCCTTTACTCTCCTTTCGCCGCTCGATATGCCCGATGCTTCTGCCCCATTTTATCCAGGATCATGTCCGTCATCACAGACACTAATTTCGTATCTCCAAGATAAATATTGTTCTCCGCCACAATCTGGAGATCTTTTATTACTTCGGACAATATCTGTGCCATGATGCCATTGTTTCTGGAGTTTTCCTCTCTGATATAAGATTTCAATAAGTCAATCGGAAGAACGGCTTCTTTTCCTGCTTCCCCGCCTCCCATTAGCGTACTACCGTTTGCACCAAATATGGTCGGGCGGTTCAAAATCCCACCTTTCGCATACCATGTGATCGGCATGGATGGTGTACGCAATGACAACGGGTTCACAGAACGGCTTTTTTTGCTGCTTTTCTTTTTGCTCTTCCCACTGGATTTTTTATCTCCAAAAGAAAATAAGTCCTCAAAAAATCCTACTATTTTTTCGACTTTATCCTTAATCCAGTCTAAAATAGGGTCTACCAAATCCCGGAACCACTTGCATTTATTATACAAAGTCACAAGACCGCCCACTAACACACTGATCAGCGTTATCGCTCTGGAAATAGGATTTGCGTTTATTACACCCCAAACCGCTTTGATCTTAGGACTTAGCTTTTCAAATCCCTTCATCAAGTTTCCTACCCCCGTTGTCATTAATCCAATTCCCGTCAGCGCGGGTGCGATCGCCGCAGTCAAGAGGACTATCACTCCGATGATCCTCTGTGTGCTTGGTGGAAGTGCATTGAATTTTTCTAAAAGCCCTGCCGCAATCTGAGTAATCTGCGTAATAATCGGAGCCACTGTTTCCGCAAGCTGTGCGGTTGCTGCCTGAAAGTCTGCCGTTGCCTTATTTCCCTCTACCAGATTTTTGTTATTTTCCTGCCATTTCTGCCCTGCCTGCATCAGTCCCTGGTTTGCCAGTTCCTGCATGATAAGGTTCGTCCTCTCAGATTCCGTGCGGCAATTAGCCAGTTTTTCATTAAACGCATCTTCCGAGGTCCCCGCCCAGTTCAGGACATCCGCAAACGTTCCTGTTACTGCTGCTGTTCTTGCTGTTTCATTGATGGATTCTGCCAGCCCATCAATTGGAATACTATCTCCGTACTTCGCCCATGCCCCAATCGTCCCGTTTACCATTTGGGTAAGCTGCTGTTGGGAAAGCCCCATTGCCTGCAAATTTGCCGTTGTAGTCGCTGCTGTCTGGTCATCCCCAAGAACACCGAACAATGTCTGATAAGTCTGCTTCGTTTCCTCTGCGCTGTATCCTGACAGTTCACTTGACACTTCCAGCGATCCCATGATTTTTCGGTATTCCTCAGTGGCAGGTACTGTGGCCGCTACCGCCCCGATGATCCCCGCCGCCGCTGTGGAAATTCCGCTCATCTTTTCTCCTGCACTTTTCGCCTTATTCCCAACATCATCCAACTTTTTGGCATAATCATTCATTCTGGCGCTTCCACTTTTTAACTTGTCTTCGACTTCATCCAGCCCTTTTTTGTAGTTATTCAGCGATGTCTTTGCCTGATTCAGTTGATTTCTCTTATTTTGGATTGCTCGTTCGTCCCGTTTCTCTGCCGCCTCCAGTTCATCCAGTTGTCGGGACAGTAAAGTCACTTTATCGGAATAATCTTTTGTCTGCTCTGACAAATATTTTTGTGTTTCTTTCAGTTTCTCCGCCGTCTTTGTGCTGTCATCCCATGTTGACTTCACCAGTTCAAATGCGGTCCTGTTTTCCTGTATGGATGCTGTAACTTCCTTCAGGCTTTTATTGAAATCCACAGACCCGTCCGCCTTAAAGACAAGACCTACTCTTTGTAGCTTATCCGACATATAGTGCCTCTACCTCCCTTCTTCTATCTTTCTGGAACACTTCATAACATTCGTTAAAAAAGATCGGGTCTGAATTCCAAAATTCTTCTTCACTCATTCCCATCTTTCTCGCCGCCACCATATATTCCGGCCAGTTTATTTCCCCGGCATCACACTCGACTGTGCCTGTTTTTTTTTAACATACCGGTCATATTCTTCCTGGAATACTTGCAGTACCTTTTCTAATTGTTCCGTATCTGGAGGGACAAGGGAAAGCGCTTCATCAAATCCTACTGTTTTCCCATTGCTTCTTAGGATTGCGTAAATCACATAGGCCGCCAGCTCAAAGCTTTCTTCTTCCGTCAGTTTCTTTTTGTTTTTCTCTGCTTTCTTCTGGATACGATAAAATCCTTTCTGTTTTTGCAGGTAATAGATCGTCCCAAAATTTACCCTGACAGAAAGCCTTGTGCCGTCTGTCAAATCAATAAAATTTTCCTTCATGCCTCTCTCCTTTATGAACCGGAAACCGCTGACGTCAAATCCTCTTTTGTCAGTATTGGTTTTCCAAAAAACTTTTCTTCCGTCAATCCTGCCGGAAATGCGGATGAGGAAGAATCGACCATCGCTTTGATATCTTCATTATCATTAAAGGCATATGCCTTAATGGTAATCGTGTCTGTCTGTTCAGAAAAGCTCTCTTCCCTCGTTTTCGTTTCGTCTGTATTTTCCGCGAGCCTGCATTTTGGATACCACTCCAGACGTATCTTCCCTTTTTTCAGTTTTACAACCTTTCCATATGCAAAAAATGGACGAATTCCTTTCCCTCCCGAAAGAATCAGACCACCTTCATCCACTGTATCTCCCCGCATTTTAGCTAGTGTTTCTGCCGGGAACGCAATCACTTCTACTTCAATATCCGTTGAAGAGACGCTGGAATCTGTATCGTATACGATGCCACTTGAATATACATCTGTGTTTTCCGCGTTTTCTGTTACAGTTACACTTTTTACCACTTCGGTGCACTCCACCTCTTCACTATATTCCCCTGAATATTCTCCGTCTTCCGACTGATCGAAGCAGATATACTGCGCCCCGACCGTCTCTTTAATTGGCGGTTTCTTTTTCGTAATTGCCATTCTTTTTTCTCCTTTACTTCCATAATTCCTTGTCAATCGCTTGATAATACTTCTGTTTATTTTTCTGGAATGTCGGCATCACATGCGGAACCGCATCTGCCCTCACTGTTCCATTTTCTACCATTGGGCCATAATATTTCCCCCATCCGACTTCTATTTCACCTTTCGTTCTCCTTGTCGTTACGGTATCTAAAAGATGTGTGTATCCGGACCCGGTCATCTTAGAACGTGGTTTTGGGAGTTTCCTTACATCATCGGCCAGCATCTTAGCTCCTGTTTCTATAGCTGACAACGCCTTTTCATCTGTTACCTGATACCGCTGCATAAGGTCTTCCATGAAGTCCAATCCGCCCGTGTAAAATTTCATGTCAGACATCTTCTATCACATCCACGGAAAAGTAGGTGTGCCATGTTTTTGAGAATACAGGATCTTTTTCCACATATTCGTGCTGAAATTTAGGGTGAATCCCCTGTTCTCGCAACTTCTTCCGTAACTCTTTATATTTGTCATGCTGAGGTGTGCGGGCAAAGAACGAGATCTGGTATGTAACAACATTCTGGTATTCATTTCCGGAGGCCATTTCGTCTTCTTCCAGATACGGCCAAAATACAATCCTTGGATATTCGTTCGTGTTCTTATCGCTTGTAATTCCTTCATTTACCGGAACTCCCAAACTTTTCAGTAAACTGCTTAATTCCTGTTTTGTCATTGTATTTTCAGCTCCTTTTCTGGACGAATCAACGTAAGTTCCGTTTCCTGAAATCCGTCTTTATCCGTCACATGCGTGGCATTATAAACATGGTGCTGTTTCCCTTCAATCATACATACACACCTGCTATCAATGCCCTTATACACTGGAATCCGAATCTTCATCGTCACTTCTTTCCCGCCCTGATCGAATTCATACTTTGTCCGATCAAACACTGATAATTCCCGATACCATATGTCCCCCACATTGGAATTCTCCAAATGCTCCTCTGGATAATCCTTGGATTCGTCCTGCCGGATGTAATAAAGCTGCATTGCTCCTGATGTATATTCAGGCATCTGCATGTGTCTTCACCTCACTTCCCATCTGCCAGCTTAAAATTAGAGCCTTATAATTATCTTCCCATTCATTCACTTTGTGATGGTAAGCGTAATACACATAGTTTTTTAACAACATTCGGAAAGTATAGTCATCATCCAGACTTTGTCCTGGATTCAAAAAATCCAATCTTGCTTTTCCCTCTTCCAGGTATCTCATTAATCCTGTATCCTGAAAATACGGCGGGATCTGATAATCCTGCCGTATTTCTGTAATCAGTTTTTCCAGCTCCAACGTCATCCCCTCCTGCTACTTATTCCAAAACAGCTTTTTCAAAATTGAAAGTAATCACTTCCGATTCATCCACTTCGATCTTCCATGTATCTTCTTTGGATACTCTCAAAATGATTTCTGGATCAAACGTCATGTTTTCTTTTCCTTCTGCTGCCACTCCATTTTTCTTTAAACTCATTTTCTTTCCGGTCTTTGTAAGCTTGAACGGGAAATAATGCCCGCTTTGTTCTTCCTCTTCGGAGGAGAATCCCGTGTATCCGGTAACAGCTTTCAGTGTTCCTTCAACGGTTCCATCTTCATATACACAAAGATCCTCTCCTACCAAATCAGAAGCTTTCTTACCTAATAAGTCCTGACCTGCCGGAAACAATGTCATAATGTCAGGACTGATTATTTTCCCTTTTCTGGAGTTGTCGCTGTCGTTACTGGAAGCTTATATTCTTCCAGCTTTGTGATATCAAATACAACCGCGCAATTATCATCTACCGCACGCCCGTTTGCATAACACTTTCCAATCACCAGATCCGCGTCGTCCATTGCTTTTGTCTGGTCATACTCCTTTACCTCGAAAGATGTTGCTCCCATCACATAGACATTCGGAATGGTAAAAATTCCCTTCCCCTGCGGGCAGTTCGCGTCCACATGCTTTACAATCGGCATGAAAGATGTATTTCGGTATCCTCCTGTTAATGCCTCGCCATAAAGCGCCGGATCTACATATTCTGCTTCATCTAACGGGTTACAAATCAGATGCAGCTCAGAAACGGTTCTCTTCCCATTATTTGTCAGCGTTTTTCTGACTTCCGCTAGGCCTTTCGGGGAAAACTTTTTCACTGTATTAATCACCGCTTTATCGTCAGCCGTCCCGTCTTCTTTGAATGTTTCAATCTGCTTCATAATCCCGATTGGTCCCGTCTTTCCATCCCCGGAAAGATATCCCGTCACAAATCCATCCTGCATGGCTTCTGCCAGAACTGCCGTAAAATACCGATCAACAAATGGAAGCGCCAGATCCCGGATTGCTTTAGGGATGACAATATACGCTGTCATCTTGTGCTGTTCAATATTCAAGCCTTTAATCGATGCGGATAGCTCGCCTTGAACCGCATCGGTCAGGTTCCCCCAGACTGCTTTTCCGGAGTGTTCCGCTACGATCCATTTCTTTACATCTGCTGGCGCCATCTGTACCAGGGACAGAATATCGCTGCTCTTTTTGATATCATCCAATGTACGGTCAATAATCGATGTTGGAAGGATATCGATCTGCTCTGCCGTAATCGCCTGTTTAATATCCTTGAATTTTTCATAAAAGGATGTTTCCTCTTTTGTCAGTACCCGAAGACCCAGCTTCTTTCTGTAGTCTTCGTCCGCCGCTGCCCTTGCGTTCTCCTCTACCAGTTCGCTGATCAGATGCTTATGCTGCTCTTCGGCAATCATCACAGCCGCCTGATAAATCGCTTCACTTTTGTCTTCCGCTTCATTCAGCATGGTTACGACTTTCTGCTGAAGTTCTTTGTCCAATGTGTCAATTTTCATTCTTTTATTCTCCTTTTCCTGAATTAAAAAAAGCACTGAATCCAGTGCTGTCCCCTTGTTTCTTACTATTTTCTTTGATTTGTTTCACAACTTTTTCAGCAACCTTTTGTGCGATCCTGTTTTCGATTTCAGAAGTATCCCGTATTCCCAATCTCGTTTCTGATCCATATAGAAGTCTCTGTTGGATCCATTTCATCGCGGACTGGCTGACACCTTCTGGTTTTTCATCCATGATCCCCGTTGCAAATCCTTTCTCTTTGGCTTCTTTTGCTGTCAACCATGTTTCGTCATCCATGAGCTGCTTGACTTCTTCTTCGGTAATCGTACATCTACTTATGTACGCATTGACAGACGCCTGGGTAATCTTATCCAAATCATCTGCTTGTTTTCTGAAATCATTCGCGTTTCCCACTCCATATGTCCACGCATTATGAATCATAAGAAGGGAAGCGTCATTCATCACTCGTTCTTCCCCTGCCATAAATATAACAGATGCT